AACCTTGGTAACACCCATTGCGAACTGAGACTGATTTCCGTCTGTGTCAGCTGCGTATCCTGGAATACTTTCAAGAACGGTAGCAACTTGTGGAGAACAAACCAAGAAGTTTGCACCACCACGAAGAGTCAATTGATGAATTGTGTTACTCACCTTTTGAATCTTTGTACCGAGACGTTGGAAATAAGTTCCTTGTGTGTCTCCGTCTCCACCAAAACCAGCTGATGGTGTTGCGTCGAAGTCACCTCCGTCTGTATGTGCGTTAACGATAAGCATATCGAGAATTTCCAAATCAATTTCCATTGAAACGTACTCGGAAAGAAGAGAAGTCAATTCTGCTTCTGCATCAATGCTATGATATGCGTTTAAGTCTTGTGCCAACTCTGGTGTCCAAACTGCTTTCAACTTACGTGTCTTTGCAACGATTGGTTCACTTTTGAGTTCCAAGTTAACTTCGGGAATTCCGATGTCTTTTTGAAGACCTGTGTCAGCTGCATCAGCAGAGTCACCAAGATTATCTTCAAAGTCACCACGGTTTTCCGCAACAGTTTGTATATGGTATGCAAGGTCAGCTGCACCGTCAACTGCGGTTGTACGTGCAGTGGAACCTGATACTCCTGTTACAACTGCTGGATCACCAGATGAGTCAACTGCGTCAATTTGGAATGCACGGACACCTTCTGCGTCTGCATTTGCTGGAAGTGTAAATTCACCACCTGCAACTGTTACTTCAACAGACTTGTCATTGATTGAGTAACCATGACGACCTGCTCCGTATAAACCACCTTCTGCTTTGTCGGTTGAACCGAGTTTTGCAGCTGATGAACCACCGAATAGACTTTGGTCTTTGGCACTATTTCCTTGAAGTGATTGATCTGTTCCATACTTAAAGTCTAAGTAGAAAATCAATCCAGAAGGAAGATTCATTGGTTGTACCGAAACAAATTCCTTTGATGCGATTTCTGCGAACACACGACGTACCAAAGGAAGTGCTACTCCACTCCATTCTTCGTTACCTCCGGTTGTACCGGTGCGTGATGCTTCGTCGATCAACTGCTTTGCTTGGTTTTCTAAAAGAATGGACATACCACTCTTTTCGGTATCAGTTGAGATACCTTCTAAAAGTCCAGTTTTTTCCCACTTGGAGACAAGACCACGAGTTTCCTGCATGAGTCTAGCCTGAGGATTCTGACTTTCACTTAACAATTTACTAATTTCGCTCATTGTATATTTTTCCTATTTTAATTTTGTGATTATTTGATCAAACAATTCCTGCAAGTTTCTTGAAACGATTTGCGAGTTGATCGCCTTCCGTCAAAATCTGCTTTGATGGTTTTGTTGATTTGATTGCTTTAGATGCCATTCCTTCTGACAACGATTTTTTAACTGCCTTTGGTGCTTTTGGAGTTGCCTCTTCTTTTACCTTTGGTTGTGTTTTTGTATCAGTTGTGCGAAAGGATTCACCCAATGTTGCGTAAACGAGTTTTGCTTCACGAACATTCTTCGTTAAGTCAAAACTTTCTACTACTTTTAGTTTTTGATCTTCATTTAAACCATACTGCTTAAACAATTTGTTTGTATAAAGCAATTTAGCATTAAGAAGATTAACTTCATTCAACTTACCACGCAAATATTTGTAGACCTTGCGGTATTCTTCGTTTTCTTTTTGAAGCTTTGTGTTGATTGCTTTCATTTCTTCGACTTCTGAAGTTGACTCAGTTTCGTCTTCCAAAGATGACTCGTCTTCAAGTTCCTTAAGAATTTCTTCAAGATTGATTTCTTCATCGTCTTCACCGATGTCTCCGCCTTGATTACATCCTTCTGCCTCTTCTACTGATTCTTCTACTGATTCTTCTTCGTCTTCCTCTGCTTCTTCTTCTTCGGATTCTTCAGATTCTTCTACGATTTCAATATCAATTTCTTCGTCAATGTCTGCGACTTTTGGCATTTCACTATCTTCTGTTCCTGGATCACCAGCAACAGTTTCTGTTTCGGCTGGAAGCTCTTCATCGTCACTATCAGCAACATTTACGTGCTCTTCACCTTTAATACCCAATTCGGATGAACTTGACTGCTCTTCAACAGCCTCTGTGTCTTCTTCTTCGGATTCTTCTTCTTCACCTTCTTCTTCTTCGGTTGTCAATTCACTTTCAAGTTCTGCGATAATAGAATCTAAGTCAAAAGAATCTTCTTCAAGATCTTCTTCGTCTTCTTCTTCGTCTTCAACTTCAAGTTCGTCTTCAACTGAATCTTCAGCGGGTGCTTCTACTTCAGCGTCTACGTCAGCAACTTCTTCTTCTGATTCTTCGTCATCTTCAAGGTATGATCCTTCTTCGACTTCATCTTCAGCAGATGGTTCTTCAACTTCTGCGTCATCTTCGGAGTATGAACCCTCTTCGACTTCGTCAGAAACTTCAACTTCATCTTCAACACCGTCCAACTCTGCCTCTTCCTCACGGAGCTTCTTTGTAAGCATACTTTGCAATCTAGGTGCAAATGCTTCTTCAAGAGCGAGACGAGCGTTAGCAAGTGCAGTTTCACGAACTGCTTTCGCATCAGCAATAGCTTCTTTTAATAATTTACTCATGTGTTTTAATTTCCTGTTTTTCTAAAGTCATTTTGGACTTTAATGTAATCTTGAAACCTTTATTTGTTTCCAATAATTGTGGAAGCATTTTGATAGATAAATATATACTTAAATACAAAAATATTAAAAAAAAGAAATTATTATAAAAAAAAAGAGTGGAAAACCACTCTTTTTTTGATTTTGCTTAACTTTTTTAAAAAATTACAAGACTTTACGATTACCTAAAATTCGGTCTAATTTTTCAGATAAAGAAATTTTTGACCAATTCTCACGGACTTTGTATGTTTTTCCTCCAACACTGAATTCAGTTTCTCCGTCTTCTTTTGCTTTTCTTACAGCATCACCGAAGGCATTTCCTTCTTCTACATCGTCTTCATCTTCTTCGTGTGTTCCACAAGATGCTTCTTCAAGTTCTTCTTCTTCATCTTCTTCGTGTGTTCCACAAGATGCTTCTTCAAGTTCTTCATTTGTAAGACTTGTACCTTGTGGGTCTTCACAATCTTTACAATCTGCTACGTCAACATGGTTGTTGGACTTTCCAATTTCAGAGGAATTAGATTGTTCGTCAATTTCACCTGTAAATTCTTCAGTATCCTCTACATCTTCTGTAACTTTCTCTTTTAGTTGATATGTCTTACCTCCAACAACAAATTCAGAGTCTCCGTTTTCTCTTGCAGCCTTTACTGCAGCTCCAAATGCGTTTCCTTCTCTTATTGATTCTTCTACATCTTCTTTTTCTTCATCAGATGAATCAGCAGACTTACCTTGTTTTTTAAGAATTGCTTTTTTGAGAGGTTCGGGTAATTTTTCTTGTGCTTTTGTAAGACCTTCCTCTACATCTTCTTTTTCGTCATCAGATGAATCAGCAGACTTGCCTTGCTTTTTAAGAATTGCTTTTTTTAATGGTTCTGGCAATTTTTCTTGTGCTTTTGTAAGACCTTCTTCTACATCCTCTTTTTCATCTGAGTCAGATGCCTTACCTTGCTTTTTAAGAATTGCCTTTTTTAAAGGTTCAGGTAATTTTTCCTGTGCCTTTGTAAGACCTTCAAGAAGTCCCATTTCTTCGGCAACTTCTTGGATGATATTTCTGAGTTCTGATTTTGTTATTTTCATTGTGATTAAGTCCTTATAGAAACATATTATGTCCTGATACTATTCTTTGCATATTTTCAAATGCACTACCCGATGCAAATGACTTCTTTCCACATAAAGTTTCTGATTCAGTTTGAACAGATGTGGTTTCATTTAAGTTTTTAAAAAATTTACTAGATAGTAATGAAATTGCGTAGTCGGTCTCTGATTCAGATAACTCCACAGATTCACCTACATATTCTTTACAAGATTGTATTACTAGATATTCAAATAACTTTGTAAATTGAGTTTTATCATACATCTTGTCTTTAATTTGATTTTCAATTTGCTCGAATACTAAATTTGTCTTTTCATCGTAGAATGATTCATTTGTAAAAATAAAATCCACAAGACTCTCAATTCCCTTGGTATCTACTTCTGTCAAAACTTGATCATTTGTTCCACATATTCTAGCAAGTTGTTCACGTGCTGACATTGAAGTTTCCATTATCTCTCCGTAAAATTCTGGATTCGGTGCGAGTTCATAAGATGTCATTTCATCTAAATAATGACCACCAAAATAAGAATCTTCTGACTTAGTGAATTTAAGATTATTTGCTGATGCAAATGAATTGATTTCTTCAACGGTACCCTCGCAAACACACTCACGTTTTATTCCACTGAAACTAATTGTTTTTTTGAGAAGTTTTCCTTCAACAGTTGGTTTGGAATTAAGTTTCTCAAGCAATACACTTCGTACATATTTTTTTAGATCACTTTTGTTCATTGTTGATTTCTCCTTCTATTTCAAAATATCTATTTAAAATGTTACCCATATCTTCGTACAAACTTTGCATCCGTTGAGTGTATACTTGACGGTCTTTCGCAGTCTTATAAAAGTCCTTTGCGAGTGTTTTCATTTCTTTTAAATTTCTTTTTACACTTATTCCATCAAACCAATCTTCGGTTTCATTCAATATACACTTTGATGCGTTTTCTACTATATTACATATATCTTCAGCAACATCCATATCACGTGCTTCAAGTGCAATGAATCTTTGATATTTTCCAAATTTTGAAATTTTTTCAGATGCTAATTTTTTTTGCTCAGTCGAAAGGCCTTCGTCTGAAAATTTATCAGTTTTAGGATCATACTCTTTTAACAAAGACTTTTCTTCCTTCAAAACTTCTAGTATTGCTTCTTTTATAACATTTTTGACATCTGTATTTTTTTTCATTTTGAATCTCCTATTTCTCCTAGAATTTCATGTACAATACCCTCAATCTTACAATACTTAGTGCAAACTCTACCGTTTGTAATTACTTTGGGGTCTGCTGAAACAGATTCATTCAAATTTACTGGTTCAAGAAATGCACCTCTAGTTGAAGGATTGCTTACGAAATCAAATGCAACTAATTCAAAATCATCATTGACAAGTGTTTTGCCTTCATGTTCTCTGGTTGTTCCCATTCCACGTGAACTAATACCAAGTGTTATACCCGATTTAAATAATTCTTTTAAAATATTTCCGGAAGGTGTACCCAATACTTCTACTTTACCTAGTAAACTCTCACCTTCCCACCACATTTTAGTTACATTGTGACTTACATTTTGCAAGTTTACTACACTACTTTCAGGATGATCAAGTTCTCCCAAAGCACGTCTGTCGTTTATCAATTCATTGTACTTAGTTGCTTCTCGTTCAAGAAGTGATCTTTCGTAAACGCGACCATTTTGATTTTGCTCAGATGCTTTTTGTAAAATGCCTTGCACAACAAGTTTACCGGAATTTTGCTCGATGCTTTCACTGATTTGTTCCGGTGTGAATTCAAACGGCATTGTAGTTACTAATAATTTCTTTCCCATGTTATTAAATAAGTATATACATATTTTTTATTTGTTTGAGTTTTTCTAATGAATTATCCTACCAATGTCTCGTATTCTTTCTTTAGAATTCTATCAGAATGTCTAATTAAACCCTTAAAAGTATCAACTACTTCTTTTAAATCATAATCATCACCAAGATCAAAGTTGTATAAATCAGACTTCAGATAAAAATTTTGATCAAACTCAATTGTAAATTTTCTTTTATCTGATTCAATAATGAATCCACTACCTGTACCTTTTATTTTGTCAAAATTCTCTTCCGATAATAAAATACTCAAATGATTTAATGTATCGTAGTATTCTTTACTAGGTACTTTTTCAGGTAAATCGTCATGATTAGTTTTTGCAAGTTTTTTTGAATCTTTATCGGTCATCCCATTTGCAATTTTTTTTATTTTTGAATACAATTCTGAATCTACATCACTTTTTTTTAAATCACCCTTGTTGTATGCGTGTACCATGCCAAATAACCTTTGCTGAGACTTTGACTTTGCTTCTTCATTTACATCCTCTTCATCTTCGTCAGACTCATCTTCTTCAGGTTCTTCTTCAGGTTTTGGTTCAGGTTTTTTTGGAATGTCAGTTGCAGTGGATGAATCGTCAGAAGTGGTTGGTTCGGAATCATCAGATTTTGTAATCGGACCAGTTTTTTTAAGTTCTAAATCTTCTGGTTCTGCTTTATCCTTAAAACTTTCTAAATCATCTATTCCAAGTTCAATCATAGATACTGCCATTTTTGATTTTTTTATCAAACCAACAATGTCTGACCAATATTCAGATGAAAGTTTTTTTCCTTCCGATGATTTTGACAGGTTTTTAGCAGACATTGCGAATTTTTTTACACAATGCTTAAAATCATCCAATGCAGGATCATTTTTTTCTTTATATTCTAAATCACTTAAATCTATATTCATTACTTAAGTTCTTTTAATTTACGGTTTATTCTTTGTATTTTTTCGTCCAACTTTAAAAGGTATTTACTTGTAGTTTTCCAATACGAACGACTAGATACATTATTTTCTGTTTTAAACTTAGTTGCTATATTTAAAAATTTATCTACTTCCGTCAAGTTTTTATTGATCTGACGCATGGTCACACCTATCTTTTGCTTCGGTGTTAAATCTGGATGATCACGAAATAAATGATACAGACTACGACCTTCATTTAACTTTACAGTATTACTTTTGTTGTTTTCAGTAGACTTGTAGTCAAATACCTCTGCTTTATCTTTTATTCTTTTTTTATGTTCCTCTTCATCAGTTCCACTAAAAGCATGAGGTGTTTGGTAACCTTCTATATTACCGGTGGTGTTAATTTCTGAAATTTCTTCTTCTTGTTCAGAAATTATTTCTTCAATAAAACTTCTTATTAACTTTTTTAAGTTATTTCGTTGATTGCTCATTCTTTTCAAGTTCCTTTATCAATTCATATGACATTAATACGGCAGAAACTTGTGAATCTTTAACAACCCGACCTTCTCTTACTTTATTGAGTTGTGAAGTAACTTCTTTGAGTTTTATTTTTACGACCTCGTCATCTATGTTTTCACCTAGTTTCTCAATCTTGGTCTTAATAATAGGAAGTTGCTCATTGATATATTCTCTTAAACTATTTGTGTTTGAGATATTATTAATATAGTTTTTAAGTAATAACCTTTGATCTTCATTAAGTTCACTATACTTTTCATTAAATCTATCAACTAACAATTTATATGAAATAAGTCTTAAGTCTTCGTTATGTTGAGCATAGTTTTCTAGTTGACCTAACTCATCATTAATTACTTTATCTCTGCACAATCCGTTTACGATTGTATTCTTAGACTCAACTATTTCACGCGGGTCACAAAAAACATCGTTTTTACTTCCCTCAAATAACTTATAGATACTTGCATAGGTTTTATAATTTCTTATTTTTGAACGAAAGAAATCATCAATTGGATATACATCCTTCATTTCTTTCACAAGTTCGTATCTCAATCTTGATAAAATACGGTTATCTAATTTATTGTGTTCAGAAACCACTGCATCAACAAGTTTGTAAGCAGAACCCTCTGTGTTTGTTGTTTCTTCCAAAAGAACCTGATATAATCTTTGTTCTTTACCCAAATCAGTATCTTCAGCAAAATACTTTTTGACCAGTTTGTTTGCGGCTGACTCGTTACTATCGAGAATATCAGCGGTTATTTGCCTGATTAATAATTCAAACAAAATTCCTGTATTTTTGAATTTACTGTGTTTTAATTTTTTCACGTGAAAATTTTATCTAGATAAATGTATACAAACATAAATATGAATATAAATATAATTATTGTTTATTTTCTTAAAATATTTAATTATTTTGAATCGTGAACTTTTGAATGTTCGTCTTTCGTTATCTCCCTAAGTTCGTTTTTTAAGTTAGTGTGTTCATCTGATTCACTGATAATTTTCTTTTTTTGTTTAGTTTTTTTAGCATTTTTATTTAGGAATGCATCTAACTTTTCTAATTCTGATTCTAATTTAAGAGGACTTTCCGACCAGTTTCTACCAGATACTTTTCTTTCGTCACGACCGAGGGGATCTCTTCCCATTGGTTTGTCATCAGGATGATCATATTCTTTATCTGCATTTTTTCTTTTCTTTTCTTCTTTTTCTCTTTCTTTTACACGTGCTTTTTCTTCATCTGTCATTTCGTCAAACTTTCCAAATCCCCATGCTTCTTCTCCTTCTTCTTCATTCTCTGTTGATGTATTTGGATCGGCAGGATCAGTGCCTTCGTTCTGAATTGCTTCTAATCTATAAAATTCTTTTGCATCATCAACAAAATTATTACGAATAACTTCTTGTTCATCTTCAGACAAATTAAATATGTTTTCGTAGATCCACTCTTTTGAGAAAAATTTAGCATCAACCATGTCACGTGCTGTATTTAATTTTTCACTCAAAATTCTTATTCTTTCTTCTTCAAATATGGTAGACGGGTTGGTTAATTGCAAACTAAAATCTACTAACTTTGCATCAGTATATCCCTGTGAGTATAAATGAACGACTGCTATCTTGGTTAATTCACTTACTACGATTCGTTGTACACGTTCTATTGTTCTTGCGAATCTAATGTCTTCGGCTGCTAATGTTGCTTTACCTGTTATGCTTTCGTCATATCCCAAAAATGCTTTCGGTACTTTCAATGCAGCCATCATTTTATTTTTTAAATATTCTATATCCTCAGTTCCATCGTATGTCATAGCACCTAAATTTTCAATACGAGTTCCACTGTCTCCACCACGAACAGGCATAAAAAAGTCTTCGGTCATGTTTTGTAGATTAAATTTTAAATTATAGTCACCTGTTTGCTCATCAACAAATGGAACTTTTTTCATTTTATTTATTGCTTTTTGCATGAAGTTATCAACCTCGTTTGGAGGTATATTACCAATGTCTATATAAAACATTCTTTTTTCAGGAGCTCTCATAACACGATGTATTAACATTGCGTCTTCCATTAATTGTAACTGCTTCCAAGTTCTTCTGGCAGGTTCAATTACACTTTTACCATAAGGCAAAAAGTTACTGTCACCTAGCATTCTAAAATGAGCAATTTCATAATTTTCAAATGTTTCGTTGCTAGAACCTTCTTGCTTAAACATAACATAGTTTGGATTGTCTGGATCCAAATCTTCAATTCTAGAAATTTCATAAGTAGAAATTGGTCTTACATTTAAAATACCATACTCAGGTTGGATTTCTAGATTTAAATAAAAATCTCCGTACTTACACATATTACGAGTCCACCCCCACAAATTAAATTCAACATTCAAAATCTCATAAAATAAATTTTCTAAAATACCTTTAATATTAGAATCTGTGCTTGATATCCGCAATACATCTCCAAACTCACTTCGGGTTGTACACTCGTCTGCGTATATATCTAATGCACTAGCAATAATTGGATCATTTTCCATTGTGTCATAATCTGAAAATAATTCAAGTCGTGCGGTTTGAAACCCAATATTATTATACTTACTCGCATAATCACTATATAGAGTATGCATTCTTCCATACCTATCTTTAGTTTTAGAAGAATGTTGAATGTTATCGGTATCTACTACTTTTAGTTTTTTTCCACCAACATTTCTAACTACTACATCGGTTGAAAATAACTTTTTCAATCCACGCAATAATTTTTTGGTTCTTGTTTCGTCTGCCATGATTATGTAACCTTATAAATTAATTGATAATAAAATATATATATCTAATTGTCAAACAAATATATATCAATTAAATTCACTGGCCGCACCGACAATATCACCTCCATCAAATCCTTGGAATGGACCAAGTGGATTTTTTTCTCTTTCAAATCGGTCAATGTTTTTCTCACCCGAATATAAAACATACTCCACAGTATCATCAACAACCAAAATAAGAACACTGATGTTCCATCCTGTAATGTGTACATTTTTTCTGAAATTAAGTATATCCAAAACCAAACTTCCTTCTCTTTGGTTTTTGATTCTTTCTAAATTTATTTCGTATGCCAATCCTTTTTCTCTTGCTTCTAATGTTTTTAATACACCTTTCGGTAGTTCAATGTCATTAAAAATTGTATACCTAGATGGACTATCTAACTTGAACCTACTCATTACATCTAAATAAGTTAGTCTTTTAACATTTGGAATATTCTCTAAGTCAAGACCTACTCTTACTAAGTCGGAATATTTAGTTTTACCTACCACTATATTATTCACCACACCTTCAACTTGTGTGTACGTTTCAAACGAGGACTCAGTATACACTCCTTGTGTTGGTAAAAAAGACTGCGTGGCACATCCACCTGTCATTAATGGCAACAATACTAAAAATATTTTTGATGTTTTTTTCATATAATTTCTCCTACTTTAACAACCAATCTAAACTCTCTGTACCTCCGTGTGGATTTTTCATTTCATACGGATTTGTTTTTAGACCAGAGTTTGCGAATTTTTCTCCGACATTCATGTTTGTCGTACTTCCCATATAATCAAATAGTGATTTTTGGGAATTAACATTTTCTGATTTAAATCTTAGTGCCGTGTCACGTACCCAAAGAGAAATACACAAACTCATGACCAAGTCATCGTTATATCCTTGCATTGCTTCGGCTTTTTGACCTTGCCAAATAAATGTAAACATTTCGTCGAGAGTTCTTTCAGAAAATATTTCAACTTCCTTTTCACGAATATAACTTTCCATCTTACTAATAATTAATGGGCGAGTTTTAATTGATGTTGTGAATCCAGGAACTTGCTTTTTTTCCATTCTGTTTATTTTATTAGTGTGTTGTGAAAATTCATCAATATATTGAAAATCTCTTTGCGTGTAATATAAATTATTGTATCCTTTATCTATTATTTGTTGAAGTACTGCCCAACCTATGTTTGCATTTTCAACTACTAATAATGCTCCATTAAATTCACTTGCGACAGCAACTAATAAATTCCCAAAATCTTTTGTTTCAACTTCACCTTTAAACTCGGCCACTTGTCTTACATTTTCTACATCGAATACATGAAACGCACTTTTATCACGACCATCTCCTCTTGCTACATCTGCAGCTATAACATAATCTTTATTGTGGTTTGGATATTCCCAAATCCAATACTCTTTATTAGCACCACGTTTCTCAACAGGTTCCTTCATCATATTTTCTTTGTACCATTCTATAAGTGAAGCATCAATTACTGAACGACCACTGCTTATAAAATCACAATCACATTCTTGAGATGCATCTTTATCTCCAAGTAACTTGGTTTGTAAATCTCTCCACTCTTGGTCACGATCAGGATGTAGATTCCAGTGAAGTTTAATTGGATTAAAATCGTTTGATCCGTCCATTGAACCAACCCAAGTTTTATGAAAGAAGTTACCAATTCCGTTTGGAGTAGATAGCAATATAGAACGACCACCTGTTGTAATCGTTGATTGTGATGCAGTCCATATATCTTCCATATTTGTAATAAACGCACACTCGTCCACGATAAGTAAACTCAACGAAGTAGAACGAGAAGCATCAACACTACTTGAAGCTGCACGAATACTACTTCCGTTTTTAAAACGCATACTCAGTTTATTTTTTTCTGTACATTCACTACGTAACCAACTCGGTAGATTTTCTGACATATGCGTCACTTTTGTAACGATATTTTTTGCGGTTTCCTGATTAATCGCGATACATAAAATTGATCTATCAGTAAAAAAAGTCATTAACCATAATGCATATCCTGAGACAAGAGTAGATATACCCATTTGTCTCGCTTTTAAAACAATATTGAATTGTTCGTCACGGAAACTTTCTAGAGTTTTGGTTTGAAAATCGTAAAGAGCAAACGGAATTGTACCCAATGTAGGATGTTGTATTTTACAATAGTTTTTCATAAAGTATGCAGGTGACTTTAAACACTCCGTATATTCTTTCTTTATGATTTCCCTTAATGGAACTTTTTGTTGGCCTGCCATTAAAAGATAAATATATATTTATTTAATTTTCTATAATATAAAAAGTTTCGAGGTATCGTTGAAACTTTTAAAACTCGATGTCTGCATACTCGGTCAAACTTTCCTCAATTTCAGAAAGTCTTGTTTCAAGTTCTTCTAAGTCTGACTCCAAATCTTTCATAAGTTCTGTTTTATTTGGAATATTCCATTGCTCAAGAGAACCATCTTCGTTTAGAAATCTAGGGTCATTGGTTATATGTTCTTTTGATTCAACTAATTTTGTTTTAGTGTCATTCAAAAAACTAAGTTCATTTTCAAGCATGGTCTTTTTTTCATATGCTTCATATTTACCTTCATCTTTTAGTTTCTGTTCGTACTCCTGTACGCAATCAAAACACATTCCACGCATTGCCATCATTCTTTTATTCAAATAAGACGGGTCCATGTCAGTATTACAAGAAGGACACTGACGAAGTGATTTTCTAACCTTATCCATGAGTGTTTCGGTTCTTACTTTTGAATTAGAACCAACCTGCTTCCACTCTTTTCCGTCTTTGTCTGTCCATATTTCACCCGGTTGACGAATAACAAGTTCTTCAACCTCTCCTTCATAACCATGTACTTTGGGGAGTTCTTCTCCTTTGAACAACTTACGTGATCTACCGATTACGTATTTTAAATCGTCTTTATCCATTTTAGCCATAACCTTATTATTCCATTTTTTTGACATTTTGTCAAATACTATGTTAATTTTTTAAATTTATCAATACACTCTTCATAAAAAACATTTATTAAGAAATTCTCGTACATCAACCTTTTTTTCTTTCTTTCCGTATCTGTTAAATCATATTGCATAAAAAACAAATTATTATCACACATAGAATGGTCACGAAATCTTTCCATTATTTTTTGTATAATTGCCTTTACACTTGTATAAAGTTCACCATAACCGTACAAGTAATTCAATGATAATATCAAATTTTTTGATTCGTCTTGAACCTTTTCTGCAAAATCTAAATCTATATATTTAATTCTTTTTGGAATTGTTTTGTGATAAGAAGAATGAAAAAGTTTTTTAACCGAATCAATTTCCTTTTCCGCTTCTTCTATCTTTAAATAAAAATTTCCGTTTAACTTTTTCATATTTAGCCAAAGGTTGATTGTGATCTGCATATAAAATTGATCTAGTCGTATTTACCCTTTTTAAAATCTTTTCTGTCGTATGTTTTTTTACTTTTCATTGGTCTGCTTTTAGGTAATGTTTCTTTGCGAACTTTTTTATATGCGTCCATTTTTGTCATTAACTTTTGCTTTTTTGCTTCTGATAACTTCCGTATTTTGTGAACAAGCATTTTGATATATTCTTTTTTGCTACCACGACCTTTGAAGTATGGACTTTTATCACTAAGCATTTTTGCAATATCTAGCATTGCTTTTAATTCTTTTACATCTTCTTCGTTTTCATTCATATCATTAGGTCCATCTATTTTTGTAAATTCTACATAAAACTTTCCAGTATCCATTGACTCAAAAGGTTTTCCACCGACTTTTTTACAGTGCTTTTTTGCGTCATCTCTTGTTTTAAAAACATAAGGTAATATTCTACCATCTTTTTCAAAAGCAGAAACTTCAGGTTGTGATCCATTTACACTAAGTGTCAAAACCTTATGGTTTTCAATCATTAAATTTTCTTTTTGACTTCTTACTTTTTTAAGTCTTTCTCGGTCTTTCTTTTTTATTATAGGCATCATTTTTCTTGCAACTCTTGAAATTAAACCTTTTTTTGCGTCAATTTTTTTATCAACTTGTTGTTTTTGACTTAAAGATAAATTTGCGTAAGATTGGCCACCTGTAATTTTCTTGACCAACAAGTTTTTTGCAG